AATCGTTATCACCGCCTGATTCGTTGATAATTACTTCATTGCTGAACATTGCAGCCCCGCAAACTTCCAAGGCTCTTGTGGGTGCAACTTCGCCATTGCCTTTAACTCGGACATTGCCTGAATCCTGATCGAACATTGCGTTGAAATAGCCGATTGTGGTATCAATTGTATCGGTTTTCACCCAGGGATCATAAGCAGCCGCAGATAAAAGCCCGGTTGTCAATAAAAGTGAAAGTAAAAATCTCATTTTGCCTCCGTTAAAATCCTTTTACTAAATAACTACAGTCAGCGGAAACTCCCGCCCCTGCATTTGTTTTCAGATACATTTTGACCGTTGTCGGGTCTGTGACCGTTGAGCCATCACTTGACCAAGTATCAGACTGAAAAATATAGCCGTTGTTGCCTTTTTCACAGCCGATAACGCTTGTAACCTTTGAAAATAGCTTTGTGAGAGTGATTGTTTCGCCTGCTGCGTCAAGTGTCGCGAAACCTTCTTCTGTGAGTTCAGGGTGCTGCACAACGAGCCTGATGTTATCAACCTTGCAAACATCACCCTGAGTGCGGGGAAAGAAGTAAAGAATTAAACCGATGCTGTTTGCATACTTAAATGCTGTCGAAACATAACCTTCATAGCCGTGAAATTCAGCACCTATATAAGCGTCTGCGCTATCAACACCCTCAACCAACATATAAGGCAGAACATCAACGCGCCCGTTCTCAGTTAATTGTTCAATATCAAATTCAAGTTTGAACCTGCAACCTGGAACTGCTTTATAATCAAGCGAACCGGCTCCCGATATTATAGCATCCCATTGAATATAACAGTCGCTAGTCCCATTACCATTATCTGTTATCGCTATATTTCCTGTTACTTCTGCCCAATTTGCGTAATTATCATTTACATCTTCCCAAGTATCCACGCCAGTTTCGCCGTCTAAGTCAGTCCATGTTTTTGTCGGGTCAGCGGGCGCATAAATAACCTCATTCACTGTGTCGCGGCTTATATTGCTACCGCCGAGCCAATCAGAAGGAACATAACTTACTTCTTGCAAGAACGCTATCGTTACGCTGTCTGAAGGGCTGAGAGAGATTGATAAACTGCTGCCCGCGTTCCCTGCTGTGTCATAAGGCGTAATCCTGTAAACATAATCACCGGCTACAGTTTCAATGATATCCGCTGTCTCTTTATCAGCATTATCAAGATGTCTCCAAGTGCTGTCGGCGTTCTGCTTCTCAATTTTGTAATAGCTGATGGGGAATGTTTCTTCGCAATCAGTCCACCGCAGATTTACAATATTTTTATCAACGAATGAGCCGTTGTCTTTCGGGGTTGCGGGTGCTGTTACAATCAAAACTGAGCTTGCTGCCGTTGTGCTGAGTCTGTCTCCATCGTCAACTGCTTTAATCAGATATGTGTAAGTTCCTGCGCTTAAATTGCCTGCGTATAGTGCTTTATTGCCTTTGAATGAATCCTGATAAATGTTTGTGGAGATCGGGCTCTGCCATGTTGCTGCTGCACCGCCACGCTGAACCCTAAACTCTGCAAAGTCAAGATCAGGGCAAGGGTCAACTGCAAGTATCAAGCTGCCATCTGCGGAAACAGTTACGCTGAAATTTGATGGATTTGTGGGATTATTGGTTTTTCCCTCAAGCCTGTATGGTTTATGGTAACCGCCTGCAACGCCCACAAACTGATTATCATGCCACTTCCACCAGCTTGCTAATCCCTGCTCGGATAATGAGCGCACCTGAATATCATGATATGCGCCATCTTTCAGGCTTGGAATTGATATTTCATTATCAATTGATTCAACCTGTTTAGTATAAAGCCACTGACTGTTACCATGCAGTTTATACCGTGCCTGATAAAATTTGATATTCGAGCCAAGATTTTGGTCTGTTGCCTGGAATTTGATAACCGCCCTTGAAAGATATGACCCCTTGTTTCCATCGCGGTACAGCACTGTTTCATCAGATATAATGCTTTTTATTACAGGATATGGCGGGTAATTCATCCTTACATCTTGCGGCATTGTAATATTGCTTGTGTATGCAGGAATTTCGCCGCTGTCAGAAGTATATACTGCCGGGCCTTCATCTATTGCGGTAATCGTTGCGGTTAGGTCTCTGCCGTGCGCAATGTGCGTTACAAGCATGTTTGTATCCTGATTCGGGTAAATTCCAAAGGTTACTAAATCGCCAACATTGATAAAACCTGCGCTATCAGGGCTATTCATTTCAAGGAACTGGTAATAACCTGATGCAAGTTTTTGAGTCAAAAGAATATCTTCAATTACTCCAATTGTTCCAACACCAAGCGGTGAATCATTTGTTCTAGATGTTCTAATGTTCACATAGTAGTTTGTCGCTACTTCCATGTAACATGGTTCATCAAGTGTAATGCTCTTATAATAGTTTCCTGTTTTTGTTTTAGCTGTTATCCTGCCCTGATGCAGACCTATCAAAGGCACATCATGAGCAAATTTTATCCGGCTGCCCCTTGTGACTGCCAAGTGTTCAAAGTCAGTTCGAAAGGTGTATACTTCAGGTCTGTGCGTAGCTTGCGCCATTAAGTACATCGCCTCTTTCCAAGCCCTGTCAGAATTGGTTATTCCTGACAGTTTCACTTCTTCAAACTTTGTCGCTGTGTTGGCATCGTAACCCGATCTGTATACTATTCTTTCATCCTGCGCATAGTTTGTATCTTCATTTATAAAGATCATTTTTAGCGCGTGAGGCTGTTCAAAGTATTGCTTAACGCCCCTGAAATCAACAACATTCCGGGCAGTGAAAGACTGCTGATATGTAGTGCGCTGAATATCCTGAACAACTGTATATTTACCGTCTTTCATTCCAAACTCAGCCCTTGCAGATCGGGCAACAAGTTTCAAATATTCGAAGACCGTGCCGCCGCCGTCTATAATGTAGTTAAACTCATAACTGTTTGTTGCGCAGTTTGTGCGCCAATCAAGTATCTCATCCCATTCGATGCGTGTTGCTGCTTTTGGGCTTGCGCTTGCGGTTCCTCTCAGTAAATCCACATATACATCTGCGGGGTTATTGCTCAATTCTTCCTGGAACATGTAAATGCTTGCGCCTGCTGCTTCATTTTCGAGAGTCGGGCCATAAGTGGTTGATAGGATTATCTTGTTCGCTGCAAGGCTTGTAATCTTTGCTCTGACTGTAGTCTGTCCGGGTCTTACATCGCCATTTGTTGTAAAGCCCTCAAACTGAATATATTCATCTTCAGTAAAATAATCCGTGAAGTCAGTTGTTACACTGTTCAGGCTGTTGTCTGCTGCTGCTGCGCTGATATCAGTAAATATGCCTTTATAAACTGCTAAATAACTCTGCGCAATGCAGTTAAGTGTGTCAACTGCGCCGTTCAATTTATCGTTCGCTTGAAGTCTTACCGCGATCTTCGCAGTGTTCGCAAGTGCTATCGGGTCAGTGAGCGTAAAAGATTTAAGCTGCTCCCACCATACCTGATCATGTATCAAATCATCTGAAGTGTCCGCAGTATCGCGCTTGATTCGTACATTGTAAGTGCCTGCCGCAAGTCCTGTAATCCTGTATTCCTTGCGCACTTCAGAAGTGTTTATTTCAGTGATTATGATGGGGTCACCATCTGTCCAAGTTCCTGCACCGTCAAGCTGATATTGCAAGGTCAATTCAACTGTGCAATAGTTTTTATAACCCTGTGAAGATAACTGAAACAGACCATTCCTGAAATGCAGTGTTACTGATAATTCCTGCGTGTCTGCTGCGGTCTGCTGTGTTTCGTAGCCGCCTGTTTCTTCAAGCAGTGTTGTTACCGATGTCGTTGTTACATCGTCCGGATAAAGTGTCAGGTCTGTATCTTCTTCATATCCTTCTTTTACCTCATACAGTCCTGTTGTGCCTGTCGGTGCGCTTTCAAGTACCCAAAAATGAGCCTCATCATAATAACCTGTTTCGGAAACATCAGCATCGTTGCGCTTGATTCTCACATCGTACTGCCCGGAAGTGCCGATAACATATTCATAAGAAACCATCAGTTCTTGTGATGTTCTGCCCATGACAACCCATGCAGCATCGACCGTCTGCCAATCGTCAGCATCTTTTACAGAATACTGCAATGAAAATTCAACACTAGTGTAAACACCTAAAGCGCGGGTATAAAACCTGTCAAGTCCTGATATCAACCCCTCTTTGAAAAGAAGCTTAACCGTGAACCTGTCGACATTTGCTTCTGTTGTTGCCTCAACATAACCTGTAGCAAAGTCTAGCAGCGTGTCAACTTTAGCCTGATATGGTGTATTATTGAGGTAATCAACAATGTCAACATTCCCGATCTTCACATCGGACATTGAAAGCCGACCATATCCCAAATTGAATACAGCCCGATAATACAAGTCATTTGCAATAATTTCTGTGTATTCACCGGCCTTGTCAGGATAAATCAAGTGTGTGCCATATAAGCGCGGAAAAACACCGTACGGATTAAACTTGTTTTTGCTGCCTGAAATTGTGTAAGTCCTGGGGTCACGCGCTGAATCAACTGCCACAGGTGCGGCTTGTTGCTGCGGTTTAACAAGTGCGGTTAATCCTACTGCTGCAACCAAAGCTCTAACATTACTAAATGCTGCTGTTCCGGCAGCATAACCTAACCCTTTTGCAATCGGGCCGGCTGCGGCAAGTACCGCAATAGTCAAAATGGTTTGTAGTGGGTCTTTACCATCTCCACCGCCTGCGGGTATCATAATAATGTTAATTATCGCGCCGGGCGGGGGGATAAACGCCCGGTAATGTTCGCGGGTGACAATTTCACCGTTGACAGAAACAGAACCGTTAAACAACTTTGTATTTACGCCGATTTTCTCAAGAATCAATTGGACTGATATGCCGGGTTCAATTTGCTCAATGTGTTTTTTCTGAATACCTGGAAGTGTCTGAAAAACAACCTGATAAAATTCAGTTAAATCTTTTGTTATCGGTTTTCTTTTTTTCGCCATCTATAAAACCCCGCTATTCGTCTATTCCATTTTGCGTCAGAAATTTTGCAACAGGTTACATTTTCTTTTTCTCTTATATGCAGGAAATGCTTTTCATCAATCATCACGCCAATATGCACAGGGAACACGCTGCCTAATCGCATTAAAATAACATCACCGGCTCTTGGTCCAGCTACCTCGTCAAAATTGCAATAGCGGGCAGATATGGCGTTATTTAATTCGTCATGGTTGCGGGTGCTTGTGTAATCCACATTCCAGATAGGTAATTCGATGTTATGCTCATGCAAAAGCACTAATCTGATAAGACCGTAACAGTCGCATCCGTCAAAATCTCGACCGTGAGGCTTGAAGGGAATACCAAAATAAACATCATACTGCATTGTTAAAACATCCCCGGAACAAGCTGCGGAGTCTGTGAGTCTTTTGGAAATCTTTCGTTCAGGATATCTTCATAAGCCAACTCAGCCCAAACGCTGTTTTTATCATAACTGCAATTTTTAATTGTGAAATAAAACGGCCCCGCCTCAATCGTGTCTGGGCTGCCTGCAAGTATGATACTGAGTGTTGCGGTTGGCTGCTCAAGGTTAGACATTGACCTTACTGCTGTCACAATCGTTCTATCAACATTGTCGATCTGTAGAGTCACATTTGCAAGCTGTTCCTCGTCATCGTCAGGCAATTCGATAAAAAAAGGAAATGCCGTGTAAACATTGCCATTGCTTGTTATGTTCGCCGTATTGTTTACAACCCTGATAGGTGAGCCTAAATCAGTGTGATTAATCTCAACAAGTGCAAGCGCAACCTGTGTTGTGTTTGATGCTACAATTGCACCTTTAGCGGTTGAAGATAATGCGCGTCCCGGCCCTGCTGCCATTTTATGAAACCTCTTTCAGTGTAAACGAGCAAAGATAATCAATGCCGTGTGAAACAAATTGTGGTCTGCTTGAGAACTGCACTGTCAAAGTCGCTGAAGTAATCGGGTGAACCCACTCAAATTCAGTCACGCCTGATGCGGTTGTGGTCTGGAGAAAGGTCATAAATGTAGCCCGCTGCGCTGTTGTCAACTTGTATACAACATTAAATTCGTCAAGCGGCATTGTCGACCTGTTGCGCTTCTTTGGCGGCCCTACATCCATTTCAGAAGTAAGGGAAGTATCACCGGGCAATTCCTGCCATCCATCCATCTGCGGTTTGCTTGGTAAGCCACCTGGCCAAGTTATAGCCATTTAATTACCTCCCCTGTCTTTTCAGCCCAAAGGTTGAGCCAAAAGCCTTATCATATCTGCCGCCTGATATCCCGCGTTCAACCGCTTTATCAACCATTATCTGTATTTCTTTAGTGCCATTTGCGTTCTGCCTTGTCTGAGTCTGCACTTCTGCGCCTGCGTTATTGATAACTGTTACATTCACATTCCCGCCGCCTGCACCGTTAGGCACAATTGAACCACCTGAGCTTGGAACAAACAGTTCCGGGCCGCGTTCCCCTACCATGTATGGAGTACCGGCATATACAGGGCCGCCCAATGCTCGCGGAGGTACAAGACCAAAAGACTGCATTAGCGGCATTACAATCTGCTGCTTAATCATTATCCTTGCAATGTCACGCAAGATTGATTCAGCCATGTCAGAAAACGCTTCTTTTCCCTTTGTTGCCACATTCAGGAAAGCATCAGTGATTGTATCAGCCCATGTGCCAGTTTTAGCCATAATTGCTTCGCTGAACTCGTCCATTGCTGTTTTAGTTTCTTCAAGTTTTGGCTTTGATTCTGTTAGTGCATCGTTAATAGCTCTGATCTGAATATCAACACCTGAAGAACTGAAAGTGGTTCCAACCTTCTCAAGCGTTGCATCAAAATCTTTCCACTCGCTGTTTACAGGTTTCATATCCTCAGCGAATTTTTCCCACATTTGTTCATTCAAAACACTTTCAAATAATTCATCAATGCTTTGTTTTGCATTTTCTTTGTTCGCTCCTTTTGCAGGAATAACAATTGGCTTAGTTTTTAATGGTGGTTTGTTTTCGTTTTTACTTTGCCTTATATACCATTTTTCGTAAGCAGCATCAGCAGTTTTGAAAACATCTGTCCATTCTCGTATATCATTCTTGTTAAGGCCGAAAAGTTCAAAATCTTTCCCCGGTTTAATTTTATTGATATATCCAATAATTGTATTGGCATTTAATTTATAAGCATAAATCAATTCTTCTATTATTTTTAGACTTGATTCCTTAATAAATGTAAATGTGCCAATTATTCCCTTTGCAAAATAATCAGGTAAATCAAGTACGGCTTCTTTAAGACCATCAAAGGCAGAAGAAACCCATCCGCGTTTAATTAATGTATTAGCGTCTCGCATCAACGAAGTCATTGCTTTTATTGAACTTTTCAAATAGCTTAATACGCCTGAGTTCATAACAAGTAACTGAAATTCTGTCCAAGCATCACCCATCATCGAAGTTAAGCCCTTCCATGAGCTTTTTAACTCATCGGTTGCGCCCTTAAATTTGCTTGTCGGATCATTCCAAGCATCCATCAGCATTTTACGGGTATCTTCAACTGAGTATTTTACACCTGCTTTGAAACCCAACATTGCAAGAACGCCTTTTTCTCGGAAAGCGTCTGCCGCGCTTGCTCCTGCGCTATACATCCTGATAACCTGGCTTGTTGTACCTTCAATTGTAAAACCTGTTGCGGCTGCTAAATCACCAATCAAAGGCATCCACTGACTTACTTCCGAGACACCGCCTTTCATTACGCCTGTTAGCATCGTAGCCGATTCCATGATGTTCTTGAACTCAAAAGGAACTTGAGAAGCATATTTTTTCATGTCCTGGAAAAGCTTGTTTCCTTTTTCTGCGCTTCCAAGCATGACCTTCATTCTGATATTAAACTGCTCCATGTCTGACGCTGTTTTAACAAACTCGCGCCCGATCTGCACCGCTTTAATCGCAACCCATGAAGCTGCAACCGCTTTTGCTGCTGTTGTGATTGAACTAAGCTCATTGCGGGCAGTTCTCGCCCCATCGCTTGATACTTTAATTCTTAAATGTGCATCAGCCATTGTTTTTACTCCTTGAAGCTCGCCCGCAAGCTGCATCAAGTCTATACATTACGCGTATAAACTTATCTGCGTTCTTGACTTTATAAAATGCAATGAAATTCGTTATTTCACTGAAAGGAATGTTGCCATTCATGTTCTTTGAAAAACTCAGCACTTTGTAAGCCTCATAATATTTTGCGTAGCTCTTGGGCGGTTCAGGTCGATCATCAAGCGGGGTTGCCATGCCTCTGGCTTTCCATCGCAGCATATCGTTTATCAGCGGTTTGCCGTCCTTATCGGTTCCCCATTCTATCTCCCACTCCAAGAGCGCAATTAGTTTTTTACTGCGTTGTTTTCTTCTTTTATCCTGAAATGCTCCATTTTCTGAGCTTCTTTTGCTATCCTGTTTCTGAATACTTTTTCACTGAGCATCATAACCTTGTTTTCAAGTGTTGCAGGTAATTCCTTGCCATCTTTGCCAGTAAAGCCTGACCAATCAAGCAGCACACAGTTTGCTATTGATTCAACAAGTACCTCGTTTACTGTTTCGTCGGGTGCTTCGTCAGGATCGTTAAAACCGCGCTTTGAAAGGCAGTTCTGAATAAATTCTGCCTGATCTTCATTGCCGATTGCACCGCCCGGTCTGATCTTCACTTTTTCACCATGCCCAAGCGATACCCAGGTTCCGTTTAATTCTTTGTCCTCGTCAAGTGACCATCTGCTGATACTGTTCATTGTTAAGCCTCTCCTGATAATTTATTGCGGGTGAGTCCTACCCACCCGCTTATTTTGTTCTTTACTTGTTATGCTGCAATCTTTGTAAACTGCACTGCGTAAGCCGGTGAGCTTGTTTTCTTAACGCCGTTGAGCGTTACCGATACAAGACTCTTATCGTTCCTGCTGCCTGCATCAATCTTCGGTTCAACTCCTGCAATTGCTCTGAACATGGTTATTGCATAGTAATTATTGCTTGAATCTTTCAGCACAATATCAATTTCCTGCGCTGTCAGAGCTTCCCAAGCATCAAAGAGCGTACTGTTTTCAAGGAAAACCTGAAGCTCAATTGTCGGTTTGAACACGCTCAGCGTCAGGCTTGAAGGGTTCACACTGCCGAGTTCATAATTGGGAATCAGAGCATTGTTAATCATAAGCCTGAAAACCCTGTCTCCGATTGTAACCGCAGTGTTATCAATGCGGAATGCCTGCACTGCAAGGTTAGACTTAAATACAGGATTGCTTGATTCTGCCGTCTCTGCGCCTGTGCCAACTGTTGCGGCTGAACCTGTACGCGTTTTGCCCTTCAGAACTGCTCTACCCTTCACATCGTTTTCTGATTCGATGTTGATTTCAAGCTGGTCTACAGTCATGCCGTTGTACGCAAAGAACTCAGTCAGCCCGGTAAATTCTCTTTCGCAAGTGCGGCTCACAATGTCATTTCCGTTGCGAATCCAGTTTGATTTAATTACAACTGTGTCGCCTGCTGCTTCTGTTGCAAGCGTAAGCCATGAAAGCATTGCAGATTTATCAGAAACTGCTGTAATTTTGAATAACCCGCTGTTGGCTGTTTCCGTTGCGCCTGACATAACGCCAATCATACCGATTGTGAAATTGTTTGCTAACAGTGATGTCGTAGTGGTTGAGATTGTGTTTGTAGCATTATCGAACCCGATATCAGTTTCACTGATTGTTACTGCTGTCCAACCATCATCATTACGCAGTGCAGACTGCATAAGCCAGTCAACACAAGCGCAATATCTCAGGTCAAAGTCAAGGGTAATTGATGCCGCCTCGACCTGTTTTCTCACATCGGTGTCCATACCATCGTTGTTTATCTGCGTATCTTCTGTAATAACAGAATCAGAAGCATCGTCAAAGCCTGTTATGGCAAACTTCAGGAAATTGTCAACTTCAACCGTTCCCCATGTGCTTTCGTCCGTTTCCTGGATTTTGAAAACTTGCTTAAAATTTGGATTTGCAGCCATTTTTTTACTCCTTGTAATATAAGAATATGCCGGTTGAACAGTTTGAGTCTGCTACGCCTATTGCTTCCATCCAAACAAGTTCTTCGGCTTCGAGCGGGATATCAACATTTACAATTGTACTGATACCTAACGCAGCATATATTTTCGGAATTAAAGCGCGTTCAGCCTGCCCGCTTTTTTTGCTCATTAATCGCATTGTCAATGTCGTGCCATTGCCATTCACAACAATCTTTTCAATAACGGCTTTTGCTCCCGGTGGAACATAAAACAAACCGTTTTGTGTCGCGCCCTGATCTGCGGGTATCTTTGCGTATGTTTTACTTTCTTGATTCGGCACACCCGATGCAACTGTAGCAGAGTGAACATATATATCTCCCTGCTGCCCGCTTGAACCCTCATATTTTACCCTTGCGCCTAATATTTGCTTAACAACTCCAACTGATACGGTGCTTTGACCATTCGTTGCAACAGTTGTGCTTGCAATTGCGCCCGCAGTTGTATAATAGAAAACTTCAACACTCTGCGCACCATTACCGCCGCTTGCGTCTGTTGCGCTGCTTGAGCTTATCCAAACTTCAAGGGAAATCAGTCCAACTTCCGCGCTTGATGTGTCACTTACAAGCTCCCATGTTGCAGCCTGAAGTGTGTCATTCTGCCCGCCGATCTGGATTAATGACCATCCCTGTTTATTCGCAGCATTACCGTATTTGTCAAGCTGCAAACTAAAACTACAAAAATCTGCTTCTCCCGCGCTTATCATGCAGGAGAACAATAACACCAAACAAAGTAAAAGTTTCATTTCCGTTATCTCCTCAATTATTATTCAGCGTGTGCTGTTCATCCCTGTGATAAGGGTAATTCACTACTTGCATATACCACCCGTTTT